AATGTGACATCTGTACACTTAAATGTGTAACTAATTACACATTTTGTACACTTTGAGAAACAAAAAAGGTTGCAAAAAGCAACCTTTGGGTACTAATTGGAACCTGTTACTTCTTCTTGGTATACAAATCTTTCCAAGAATCCATTACTGCATTCAACCAAAACTCATAAGAGTCTCTAGATTGCTTGGCTACAGTCTCAAACTTTTCTAATGCATCTTTGTATTGCTTTTCAAAATCAAACATGGTTATCTCCATAAGGTTATGTTGCGATGCACCATTTTACACTATTTAGCCATCATGTAAAGACCCACGTTTCCAAGGGCATATCCCGCATAACAGATAGCCATCCCCATATTTCCTTTAAATCCTTGTTCACAGGCTATATACAAATAAATCAGCCCTGTAAGGATGATGAGCCAACTACTCATTTACGACACTTCTTTTGCACGTTTATAGGGTCTTGCTTAGTAACTTCAGAACAAGCGTAAACAGGCTCTCTCAAAGCCATTTGAACCCCAACATCCATAAGATTAAAGAAAGCAATTAGGAATAGGGTAAACCCTACTACACCAAAGAACTTCATTTCTCTTGTGCCTTTCTTAGTATTGCTTTAGCAAATTCTCGTCTACCAGCATAGGTGTCAATAAGATTTGAAACTTCATCACCTATTGAATCTATTTCCTCATCTGTTAGTTCTCTTAATGAATAAGGATTCTGTTCCCCACAGTTTTTACAAAAGGTCAGCATCCCATACGCTACTGGTTCATTGTTCATTAGCATCTACCATCTAGGTCTTCTTCTTTCCGTTTCTTTTTCGCCAAAGACTTCTTTTTGGCAACTGTTCTTTTAGACTTGGGTTGAATAGATACTTCAGCATCATCGGGTCTAACTTTGTACTCATCAACTGCTTTGGTAAGCATAGCGACAATTCCCCATTGGATGAGGACTTCGAGTCCTTGCTTGTCAAACTTAACCTCAGCGTTGGCTGAACCATCTTTATTCTCCTTGATTATCTTGACTGCTATCTCCATTACTTTCTCCAAAAGTTAATATTGGTTTATCTAAAGCTTCTAATGACCACGTTAAATATCGCCTAATCTCTTCTATATTTTCTCCACCAGACGTGGCTCTAGTATGACCTAGCGGTTTCCCTAGGTTATCGTAGAAAACCTCTCTGATCTCAAGATATAGATCGTCTGCGCAATCCTCCTCCACCATCTCAACTAGTCGTAGATTCCACGTCATGATTTTGCACCTTTCCATAGACTTGTAAAGTAACCTTCAAAATATATTGTATGTCGTTTAAACTCAGCTGCCCAAGCAGCTGGAGTATCTTAATAACCGCAATATCGTTATCTAAAGGTTGCGGTTTTACTATTGTTTCAATCATTTTTCATTAACCTCCATTGCTTTTTCAAACATCTCTTTCCAATACTCTATTTCAGCTTGTAATTGTTCAATTACTTTTAAAGCATCTTCTAATACTTTAATTTGATCTATGTTCATTTCTCTTGTGCCTTTCTTAGTATTGCTCTAGCAAAATCCCTATATGCAAAAGTTTCATTTATAAGATTGCAATTCAACAAAAAAACTTCCTCTATTTCCTCATCTGTTAACTCTGTTTTATAAGACACATATTCACCAGCCATATGGCTTGCAGTTCTATCAAAAGATTCATTTGAGTTCATCTGTCCCCCAATATATCTTGGGCTGATATACCACGCTCTTCCAGTATCATTCGCATCTTTTCTAGTGCCCGCTTTTCAATGTTACTAACAGTATTCTTGCCAAGAAACATTGTTTCTGCCACTTGCTTTTGACTCATTTCATACTGTTCTTTTGGATAATTCATTTTTCTTTTGCCTTTCTATCGTTCCCAAAAATAATTTTTTCAAACTTTTTCATATCATCCATGACTTGTTTATTAGTTTTGCCTGATTTAAGAGCAATCCATCTAATGTTTTTCTTTAATTCTTGTTTTATATCCATTATCTTTCCTTATAAATTTGGTGGCGGGAACTTGGCTGATACCATTTCCAAGAGTTCCTCTTCTGTCGTTTTAAAGGTGCGCTCAAATTGCTTTCTACCCAATCCGTGAATACTGGAGTTTCCTCTATGATGTTCTGTACAGAGCGGGATAACAGGAGACTTGCTTCGTATGCCACCTCGTCTAATGTGATGGATCTCCGCTGGAGTCCCTTCGTAGCCGAGCTTGTAACATAACGCACAACCAAACTCTGCGATTTTCCTAAAGTGTTCTTTTTCATCTTTGGTTGCCATGTTTAAACGTTACTTAATGCGTTTAGCTATTTCACGCTGGACGTACCAAACCGCCTTGCGTAAGTCTTCTATCGCATTATCTTTCTCGTCTGCCCGCCATATGTATTTCATAGCGTTACCAAGATTGAACCCCATGTGTTCGGTAATCTGAATGCACTCTACCCCCGATGGGTGGGCGGTGTAGTGCCTAGGGTGATTAACAGGGTCGTGCTTGGCTTTAATTTCAGCAACAGTATCGTCACTATATTGCATCCAACCGCCAAAGGGTATTGGTTCTCTTTCCATTTAATCCTCGCAATAGATAATAAATAAAACATAAAGAAAAAAACAAGTTACGGCAATCCCTATCAGGGCAAAAACAGTCATTAGAATTGAGATCATTTGTTTGCCAATACAAGAATTAACACAATACAAATAAGCCCAACCTTGTAAGCTACACCAAGCCAATACTGCCGTTTAAGCATGGCGGGATCACCAATAAGGTAAGACTGTAGCCTTAACATATCGCTATCTTCCTCCACATACTTGGGCGGTTTGTAATACTTACCTATCTGAATACCAGTAGAAGTCATATAGGGTGTGTTGCTAGGGCTAGACTTCAGCAACTCTTTTTTAGAAACTTTTTTTGAAACGCTTCGGAAAAGATCCCGTAGAGTCTCTGCGTTTAAACAATCTTCAGTTGTAAATGTTGTCATGCTTTCTCCTTGAGGGATCTGTTATCAAAAAATACATATTTAAATTTATCGGTAGGCACATCATAAAAGTACTCTCCTTCAGCAATCGCAGTATTCCTTACCTCAATCTGCTCATGCTTAAGAATTTCATCTGTGTTTATCCATAGTCCATGTTTAAAGTCTCCGCTTACAACAAAGTAAATGGTGGGCAAATCGTTGTTAAATAGCTTGGCTTTCCTAGATGGAATATGAATTGTTGAATACATAATAGGAAAACCACAAAACCATTGCCGTACCTCTATCTCTATATAGCCAACATTCGCTCCATCCCTACTACAAACCAAATCTACCTTGTACTTTTCAAAGTCATCAGCTTTGACGTTCCAATGAGATTCAACCCACCTCTTTACCACCATTCTTGATGGCGGGTCACAAGCATCGTGAATCTCTTGGTCAAATGGTTTGTATGCGCCAATCATTTTAAATATCGTCTAGTCCAAAGAAACTCGTCTTTTTCTTTTGCGCCCGCATCAATCAACTGTTGCTCTTGATACTTCCTACTGGTTAACCCTACGTAGATACCTTTATCTATATAACTTGGGACGTACAATAGATCTCGCAAAACATAACACTTGTGTGGTGTTTTTGGACAAAATTCTTCATATAAATTCATAATAAATAGTACCCCGCCATAAATGTATTAACAAGAATCTTAAAAGTAATACCTATTAAGAATAGCCCAACAAAAAACGTAAGGATTAGTCCAAACCACAAAATAATGGTGCAAGCTAAATCCCAAATAGACTGCAAAAATATATTCATACTAGCTCCAAGGATGGTTGTTTAAGTCTTTCTTTTTGTAACGCTTCATACTCAGGGTTCAGCTCGCTGCCAAGATACAGCCTGTTTAAACGCTGTGCTACGGCAGCCGTAGTTCCTGAACCCATAAATGGATCTAGCACAAGGTCTCCTACTTTGGTACTTGCAAGAATGCAAGGCTCAATTAATTCGGGCGGGTATACGGCAAAGTGCGCACCCTTGAATGGCTTGGTAGTAACAGTCCATACAGACCGCTTATTAGCCATCTCGTAGCTCTTCTCTAGTCCCGAATGGGGACTAAGCCCTGATCCCTCGTTGTGGTACTTGCCATCACTTCTATCCCTTGTACCCCAATCTTCTTTAACAGGCTCTTTAATAGCCTCGTTGTCAAAGTAGTACTTCGGTTGCTTGGTAAGTAGAAAGATGTATTCATGACTCTTGGTGCAACGATCCCGCACAGACTCAGGCATGGGGTTAGGCTTGCTCCAAATGATGTCCTGACGTAGATACCACCCATCCGCTTGCAAGGCAAAGGCGACCCGCCAAGGGATTCCTATGAGGTCTTTTTCCTTGAGTCCCGCCTGTTTATTTCCACGTCTAGCACACACTTGCGGTAGGTCTTGTAAATTATTAGAAACAGTTTGCTTAACCAAAGCCTGACCCTTGCCACCTCTGTAGTTATAGTAGCTATCGCCAAGGTTTAACCAAACTGTTCCATCGTCAGCCAGAATGTCTTTAACCCGTTTAAACACTTCGACTATTGACTGGACATATTCATCGACTGTTTTCTCAAGACCAATCTGACCATCGACTCCATAGTCTCGTAGTCCAAAATAAGGGGGAGAAGTGACACAAGTTTGTACTGTAATGCCTTGCTTGTGCCAATCCTCCATGATGGTACGGCAGTCTCCGAACTCGATGCGGTTCATCTTCCGTAGCCTACTCTGTTGCCATTGTTGTCGTAGATGTTGCGAGTGCCCTGACTATTCTGCACTTCGTAGCCAACACGGCTACCATCGTTGCTATAAATGCCACGCTTAGAATCCATGTTGTAAGGACTGTTCTCCCAGTTATATTGACTGTTCTTATAGTTGTACTGACTGTTGTCGTAGTTATAAGGACTGTTTTTATAGTTAAGTGGGTTGTTCTCCCAACTGGTCTGAGCGCAAGCGGGTTCAGAATAAAAAAGCACTAACGCTAACAATCCTATTCCTACACTACCCGCCAACACTCCTAGCCAGTAACCTTTTTCCCAATCTTTCATTTTGCAGTCCTTTTCTTTTTGATTGCAACAATCCCTTGAGGCTCTTCCTTGACCCTACGTGCCTCTAACATTTCATCTGCCATCCTGTATGCAGTTTTTGCTACGGAATAGTCGTTAAGCCCGCTAGATAACATTCCATTCATTGCAAACATAGCAAAACAGTCCCGCAAGTCTTGTTCATTCATCTTTATGCTCTCTTAAGAACTTCTCGATGTCATCGCTAACAACTTTGGCAAACGTCTTGCCCGATGGAAACATCATGGTTGCGCCCTCACAGGAATTTGTAATACGGATAGCCTCGTTTAAACCCTGATTAAAGCCCTTGTTGAACGGGTCATTTCCTCCAGCCATCCGCATTTTGAATGCCTCCCTTGCCAATTGACCTACGCTAATATCCGATTTTTCTGCAAACTTAGTGATGCGGTCTTTTTCGGATTGCTCAAGGTAAATCGTTATGGAATTGCGCTCGTTAAAAAGGCTCTTCTTCGATCCATTGCTCATAATCATTTACCATTTCGTCAAATTTTTGTTGGGCATCTCTGTTGCCATTAAGCTCTGTTCGTGAATTAATACCGCAGATTCTATGAATAGCCTCTACCGCATCGTCCTCACTATCAACTGTTAACTCGTTTTCTTTCTTGAGCCACAACTGAAACTGTCTAGAGCGACCTAAGATGCCCGCTTTCTTAACACGATTGTCGTAGTGCTTGGCAGTCTCGTTGTCTTCGATACGTGCCATAGCCACACCATATCGTGCCCCAACAAAATCCCGCATTAATTCATCGGGGATCTCGTCAGGGTGGATATTAAGTGTCAGCACGAAACCAGTCTTGTCTTGTTTAAGGGCAATCTTGACTGCTTCAAACTGAAGTGCGTTCATTTTGCGTTCCTGTACTGTTCTTCTAAGCGGAGTTCTAAGTAATGGATAATTGTGGATAGACCAATAACGTCTGCTTTAGTTTGCTCTAACTCCTCTTTAACACCTTGCAGTTCAACTAAACGCTCACAAGCACGCTCTAAATTAGTGTATGTTTTTTCGTAGGCATCTACCCAACTAAACGCACCAAGCGGAATAGACTTTGGTGCTTTGGGCTTAGAACCAGAAGCAGTAGATCGTTTAAACGCTTTCTTTTTGAAGGTATATTCTTTGCCCGCAACTGTTCTAGTGCGTTTGTTTTTAGACCCCAATGGTCTGCCACGTTTTTTAGGAAGATTAGAATTCAATGTCATCGTCCAACTCCTCTGCTTTAGTTTGTTGCGCCTGTTGCTCTCTTGGCTTTTGTGCTTTGATCTGCAAATAAGTTAAGCCTGACTTAGCAGTCTGTTTCCATCCCGCCAACTCAACAGTAACTGTTCCGTTGACTACATCGAATGCGCTAAGATCTAGCAAGATCTTGCCACGATAGTCAGGGGCTTTAGGATTTGTCTTTGTCTTGTTAGCAAAGAATGATCCTGTGTTTGGTTTCTCTTCGTATGGTTTATCGTAAGCCATGTATTACTCCTTAAATTTAGATTTGTATTTTGCAAAGGCTTCTTGCACAGTTTTAAACAACTCAGGTTTCTGCGACTTCATTCTGTCGATTCCCGCCTGATTCTTTTTCCAAAAACTTGACAACTCTTTTAGGTCTTCGCAAGTATCACCAAAGGTAATCAGCACTTCTGCGAGTGGTGCAAGATCGCCATCGGATTCTTTTGGCACTTCTTTTACTACTGGTTTTACTTCTACTGGTGCAGAGCCTGTAACCGCATCAAGCGCATCATGCTCAACGATGCTCAAGGCGGTGACATATAAGTACCTACGCTGATATGTCTCAACCGCACCAATGTTTTGCACTTCATGACAACCTTTGAGATTCGCAGTACCCATAGGGGAAGTAAAGGTAACTGAACTTCCATCATCCACGTCATATACCACCATAGTCGCTAGATCTTCGGTAAAAGAAATAGCATCAATCAATCCCACTTCATTGAAAATTGACTGTACTGCGGGGAGAAAATCTCCCAACTCAAAGTACTTGTATCCCGCAAACTTGTTATGACCTGACTTGGTCAACTCTGTTCTTTGTAACTTGATGCGGGCATCGCTTAGTTTTTTATATACTTTCATTTTCACTTTCCTCTAATTGTTTTCTTAAAAATTTAATTTCCTCTTCTAATGCCATCAAGCGCAAGGCTGATTGATCACAAAGAACCCTGTCGGATAAAAGATTTGTAACCATGTTTTGCAAACCACACGCTAAGTCTTTACTCGTTATCATATTTTTTTCTTTATAGATCCATCTTCATTTAAAAAAATTAACCCATCATCTGTTTCAACTGATATATCAGGATTGCAGTTACAAGGCTTGCCTTTATAAATCTTGCACCAGTTATCATGAGCAATCTGTGGCATCAAAACCCCAACCGAAGGAATACTCCCTTTTTCAATCGCTTTAAAAATTGTTTCCATGTAACTCATAACTGCTCCTCTCCCAATGTTGCTTGAAATTGACTACACCATTGCGATACTCCGCAATAATTTCCTGTACAACGTACTGCCTCACCTTTGCGGATCTCTATGAACCCTTTATCTTTCTCAGGCAATTCTTTAAGCATTGCTTTTGCCTCTTCTTCTGTATCTAAAACTCTGATAGCAGTCTTGCGACCCTCTTTCTTTAATGCGTACTTTGTCTCACGTACCCAACGATCCTCTTCAGTACACAATGGAAGTTCTTCATTCCAATCTGCACTCACCTTAGAATCACGATGCATCTCAATGCGCTCTTTGATGTAATGCTCGACACGATCAAATGTCCACATCGGGATGTCGATTACTTGGATTTGAGATTGCGGATAATTAGGCTTGACTTCAGCCTCTCTGCGAGACCAATCACGCACAAAGGCGCAGATCTTCAGAGCCTTGACAGGGGTCTTCTTGACCCGCTCAACTAAGTACTTATAGATGTTTTGTTGTTGCTCCCACTCAGGCTTGTCATGCATCAATGCCCATGCGGAAGTGAACTTATAGTCGGTGATGGTAATGCCGTCCGCATCATTCTTTTGCAGATCGATAGCACCTGAGAGAACGATGTCGTTGATGTCAACAGATAGACGTTCTTCATTGGTGTGACCATCTACCTCAGAACGCTCGGCTACAACGTGCAGAGCAGTCCCTAGGAGCATCCAAAGCATATCGGATACATCTTGCTCCATCTCAGCGTAATGCTTGCGCCTGAGCCTCTGTATACGTGGCGGGGATATGATTTCTGTGACTGAGTAGTCAGATGCGCCCTTAGTGTAGTAGTCTCTACTTGCGAGAGCCACCAACGTTTCGGGAACATTGTGATTGTTCGTGATCTTCATTAAGCCTCCAAATTGTTAATACGAACTTAGATGTTAATACAAACTTTTTAAGAATGCAAATGTTATTACTAAAAATATTTGGTGAACCCGCCAGTAAAGCTAACTCACGTAGACAAGTTTTTATTCGTGGTAAATCCATGTTTATTAAGTCTGCAAAGGCATTGTCGTATAGCAAAACGTTTAAACTACAGGCAGAAAGCCAGAAGCAACTGTTGTTTTCTGGAGACGTTGTAGTAACGATTCGCATATGGTACGCATCACGCAGACCTGATTTAGATGAATCCTTAATACTAGATCTACTGCAAGACGTGGCTTATGCCAATGATCGTCAGGTAAAAGAAAAGCATATCTACTGGATGGGTGTGGATAAGGAGAATCCAAGGTGCGAGATAGAGGTATCTGCAAGGGAATAAAAAAAGCCACCTTTTGAGGGGTGGCTCTCCGACCTACTGGTCTACCAAGTTTCGGAGGCTTAGATCTTCTGCAATGGTGTTGTAATTATACACAACTTGAAATACAATGGAACTGTTTCATAGAAGCTCCTCACGATGATGGTTTAGAGAGTACTTAGGTACTCTCTTTTTTTTGTCAAGAAAAGAATGGGTACGCTACCAGCAACGTACCCTATGTTTAAACACCCACCCGCAGCCAGGCGATCACAGCCAGGCTGTGTACTCAAAGTTTAAACAACGTTCGTGAGTAATTACCCTTGGTTTCTAGAATTCGCTTGCCACCCGCATATAAATTTCAGTAAGATAGAATCCTGTTTCACTTAGCGATGAAAAACACTAGGGGTGGAACGTAGATTGCTGATACTAGGGTTAGTGCATTAGAGATCAGAAAAGGGTGGCGAAGAAAGAACCCTTTGCACGTAAAGTCTTTCGGGTCAATCGATACCAATGTGGGCAGAGATTGTGAAGGCAACCTAGTTTAGGCTAGGTCTGCCCTCCTCCAAGAGGGCAGTATAGAAACAGTATATAAATAATAGGAACAGTTATGCCTTTCGTAAACAAACCAAGAAACTACAAAAAAGAAGAGAAGTACGAAGACTCACCTGAGCAAGTGAAGAATCGTGTAGCAAGAAACAAAGCAAGAAGAGATGCAATGAAAGCGGGCAAAGTTAAAAAAGGTGATGGCAAAGAAGTAGACCACGTCATCCCACTATCCAAAGGTGGAACTAACACTACAAAAAATCTACGAGTAAAGTCTGCATCATCTAACAGATCTTTCTCAAGGAATAGCAATCATAGTGTTAAAATAAACAAACCCAAGAAGTAAAACGTAGGAGGCTTAATGAGTGCAGTAGAACAACTAGTATCATCTTTGCACGTAGATACTTCCCATCGGGCTATCTGCCCTAACTGCTCACCTGAGCGGAAGAAATACAACCTTAAAGAACTTGCTATCGATGCCACCAATGATGGATGGAAGTACCATTGCCATCATTGCCACATCGGTGGTTTCGTACCATTTCATAAAACAACAACCTATCGTAGAGCGGAGAACAATGTGATTCCAATGAGAACATTAGACACAACAAAATTACAAACCCAACATTATGATTTTTTAAAGACAAGAGGTATATCGGAGCGTATTGCAGATGAAATGAAACTATTCCCCGCTGAGAAATTTTTTCAGCGTTTAGAAAAGAAGACTGATGCAATCGGCTTTCCCTATTTCCGTAATGGGCAGTTTGTTTCTGCGAAGTATCGTTCAATTGAATCCAAAGACTTTACGCAAGATGCGGGTGGTGCTCAAGACTTTTTTGGCATAGACAAAATAGATCTGTCATTGCCTGTAATTATTGTTGAGGGGGAGATTGATGCGTTGACCCTACTTGAGTGCGGTCTGAAAAATGTGCTTTCAGTACCAAGCGGTGCGCCAATGAAAGTATCTGACGGAAAAGTAGATGCATCGGAGGATAAGAAGTTTGCATTCGTATGGAATGCGGTAGATGTTTTGAATCAAGTGCCGTATGTAACGATTGCAACTGATACTGATACTGCGGGTCAAGCATTGGCTGAGGAACTGGCTAGACGTATTGGCAAAGACAAGTGCCGTATTGCAAGTTTCAAATATAAAGATTTGAATGAGGCTTTTTTGGCAGATGGCAAGGATGCCGTTATTGAAATTATCGAAAGGGCAGAACCCTATCCAGTAGCGGGCTTGTCTTCCGCCAGCAAGTTTGCGGATCGTTTAAACGACCTGTGGGGGAAGGGGACAGGCAAAGGTCTATCTACAGGCTATTCAAATGTCGATGAAATTTATACCATAGCACAGGGTCAGCTTACCATTGTTACTGGGTATCCGTCCTGTGGAAAATCGAACTTTGTGGATCAGCTTATGATCAACTTAGCCAAAGCCCACGATTGGAAGTTTGGTCTGTGTTCCTTTGAAAACCAACCTGAGATTCATATCTCCCGCCTGATGGAGATCTATAAAGAGAAACGATTCTTTGATGGTAGCAACAGGATGACTGACGCTGATCGGGAGGATGCGTTTAAATTCGTTGAAGAGCATTTCTTGTTCCTAGATTCCGAGGGGTCTGAACCCGCAACAATCGATTCAATCCTAGAGCGGGCAAAGATAGCGGTAGTCCGCATGGGCATACGTGGCTTAGTGATTGACCCATACAACTACATTGAAAACAAGGGCGGTCAAGCGGAGCATGAATTTATCTCAGGTATGTTGACACGCATACAGGCATTTGCTAAGGCTTATGGGGTACATATTTGGTTTGTTGCCCATCCAAGCAAGATCACTCGATCAGGCATGGATCTACCAAGACCTGACGGAATGGCGATCAGCGGATCGATGGCATGGTGGGCTAAGGCTGACTGCGGTATCACAATCCATCGTACAAAGGATCATGGGGTCGAGTTAGCCGTTTGGAAGTGTCGCTATCGTTGGATAGGAACTCAGGGGGAAACTACTTTGGGATACAACAAGGTCACAGGCACATACTTTGAACAGGATGCGTTCTAACCTGCAACCTCAGAGAGTTTAAACGGCTTGTAGCTTCAGCTCTACGGGTGACACGAGTGACACGTCACACTAAGCACGAGTAATGAGATTGTTTAAACGATCTCAACATCCTGAAGCCAAAAAAAATCCCCCCGATGACCGAAGCCAAAGGGGGGAGGATCTATCATCATTTCATGGTCAATCTTTCGATATGACCCCATGCTCTTGCAACGTAGCTCTCAACATCTTCATCGGGGCAATCGTATCGAATGTCAATCAAAGCATCAAACGCATGATTAAGGTTACGCAAAGCATCTCGCTCATTGATCTTGTTTATAGCTAACAAGTGTTCAATTGTTTGTATATCTAATGCAACTCTGTTAAGTCTAAATCTAGATTGAATGTCCATAAGCCCTCTTAGTAGTTTTCAACTGCACGATCAGTCATCTCTGTTACTTCAACATCGAATATGGAATACATAATGGATAAGATGGTTGCATCGTCACGCTTTGCAAGTGCTTGCATTAATTCTTTTTGCAAGGGGTAAACCTTGCCATGCAAGTCACACTCACTAGGATCTGCACCAAACTGACGAAGTTCCTTGTAAATCATTTCGTTCTCTTCCTCCCAACGAACCTCATCATCCATTGAATCTTCTGCACAACTTTGTAACCAACGATCAGGATTGATCATCTTTTCTCTCCTTAATTTCACGTTTAATAATTTCTTGAAAGAGTTTCCAACGTGTAGACTTTTTATAGACCACACGTTGAGCCTCACGATCTGCAACTTTTACTACGGGTGTAACACGATTGGTACGCATCGTTTAAACCGCACCACGAATCAGGTTGGCAACGAATACAACCAAAACAAAATACAACGAAACATCCCACAGGCGATTTATAAAGTTTTTCATTCTTTCTCCCAGTAAGCAATTGGCACACACCTTGCGATCTTGATTGCAGTCATCGGGCATGGCGCACTAAATTGAATCTTGTACTTCTCACCATCGATGTCACCACGAATAACGTGCAACACCTTTTCTTTTGCATCGTTTTGCTCGATGCATTCTGCTGAAAGATTATTCATTGCAAGCCCTTTCTGAGCGTAGCTCCTCCTCTTCATCATCGCCATAGTCATCATCGTTGTAACGCTCTTCCCAATAATCGATGAACTCTTCTACTGCTTTACTGGTATACACAGGCACATAGTTACTTACATCATTGACTGTGCCGTCATCCCAAGTTAACTCCAACTTCCATGATTTAATTTTTGACATAATCACCTTTCGTTTTTAAATACTGGATCAAAAGATGGATGAACCTCATCCTCTTCATCATCCTCGCCCTCAAGATCTGCTAAGAACTGAGGTCTTGCCTCTTTAAAAAATGTGACGATGAAATTACCATTGGCATCCCAATCCATCTGCCAATCGGCATGACCAAATTCAAGATCGGAAAATTCATCCAACAAATCTGTATTACAAAACATAATTAAGCCTCCTCTTCAATTGATGGGTGATCCTCAAAGTCCTCATAGTCGGACTCATCGTCTAGGTCTAGTGGTTTAAGTAGAAACAACTCAGGATTGTTTGTAGCCTGTTCAAATGCAACATCTAAGATGTCATCTCTGAGATCCTCGATGTCGGTGTCGGTAGTGTCGATGTCTACCAAAATTGATACACGAATGATTGTCATATCTAAGCCTCTCTTGTAAAAAAATTATTTATAAATTCTCATTGGACATACTGGTGCATCTGCGTTGACTTTTACTCTTAAAAAATAATTGTCAACAATCAACTCATTGAGACCAACACGTTTACGATTGAAAGCCTTTTCTCTTTTAGCATAAAGACTAGCGGTCAAGCGTGCAACAGGCTTGCCACGATATTCTTTTGAGCGATTGGTATTGTTCCAGTAAGTGTTTAATACTTTTTGTTTTCTGATTCCGCAGATCATAATTAAAGCCTCCGTTTAAACTTAGTGAATGGTTTCATTGCTTGGATCGTTATCGTCATACACCTGATAGACGATCCTGTTTACGTAACTTAAAACTGACTGAGGTGAAAGACCGCCCATGCAACCCGCATTAGCAAGTAACAGGGCAAGGACAGACACAACCACGTCAACGTCTTTGCCGTTGATTTGATTGCCCATCAAAGCCATCAGGCTTTCAAACTGAGAACTATCATCTTCCATAATCTCCCCCTTGGGGGGCATAGCCCCCCGCATTAGCGCAACTCCTTAAGTAGTTTGCCGAACGATG